CTTATTGTTAAAAATGGAATGATCATTTCAGATGGTTACAATGGAACTCCTAAAGGTTTTGACAACCTGTGTGAAAATGAAGATGGATCAACCAAAAATTATGTTTTACATGCTGAAGCAAATGCTCTTACAAAAATAGCCAAATCAAATAACAGTAGCGAAGGAGCAACAATTTATACCTTAGTTTCACCGTGTATCGAGTGCGCCAATCTTATGATTCAATCAGGAATTATAAGAGTAGTTTATTCAGAAGACTACAGACTTGGAGAAGGAATTGAATTGTTGAAACAAGCTAATATTGAAGTTGTAAAGCTAAACATATAAGAGCATTCTATTTTCCTGCTAAGGTTTATGCTTAGCTATTTATTTGCTGGCCAATCAAAGTTAATCATTGGCTAAAATCTTTTTGAGATAACTTTTGTAGATTAAACAAAAGTCTACTTGGAAACAGAAGTATCTGAATGGGTACCGGATAGCTCAACGGTAGAGCCTAAGCCTAGCCTAATGATATTGGTTCGAATCCAATTCCGGTAACAAAATAATAAAAACTAAATACAATGGCTAATATTTTAGAAGCAGCAGATCAAATTGTGAATCATAGATCAGAAGAAAAGAATAGACAGTATGGTCCATTTGAAGATTCTATGGAGAGAATGAAAACAATATTTAATGCAATGACTGGATTGGAACTTGAAACTAAGCACATGTATGTTGCTATGGTTGCATTGAAATTCTCAAGAGAAGCATACAATCACAAAGAAGACAATCTTTTAGATGCAGTTGCATATATTGGAGCAATGAATAACTACATTGAAAATCAAGAGCTTACAAAATAAGTGAAAAATATTTTCAAAATAAGTTAAAAATAATTTTTTAGTTTGAAATTAAGTAGTACATTAGCAAAATAAATAATCATTTAAAAAATATCAAAATGAAAGCAAAACTTTATGTTTTAGGAAAAGAGCAAGAAATTAGATTAGCTGACGGCAAACAATTTTTTGCAACTGAAAACGAATCAAATGAAGAATTCGTTGCAAGAGTAGTTACATTAGTAAAAGAAGAATATTTAGAGGATGTTGAAATCCACGAAGTATTGTTTGCAAACTTAAACAAGTATGCTACTGATCAATTAAAAACCGCTTATGAAAAAGCTATTGGAGTTCATGCTCAGATGTTGAAACAAATTCTTGAATCTAGAGGCGTAGAACTTGAAGCAAAATCTGAAGCAAAACCATTGCCTGAAGCAGTTGTAAAAGCTTCTAAAACTGCTGCTAAAGTAGTAGAAGAAATTAAAGAAAAAGCTCCTAAAGGAAAAGCTTGGTCAAAATCAGGAACTGTTGAAGAATCAACTGAAGCTTCTGAAACACCTAAAGCTGAAAAAGCTCCTAAGGTTAAAAAAGAAAAAGTTGCATTCGAAGGATATACAGCTGAACAACTTGCTGATGCAAAATCTAAAGTTGGTCTAGATATAACTTTCACATCATTCAAAAATGAAATCAATTTGCCGGGCAAAATCACCTCAATAATTGTTGACAAAAGAACTGGAAGAACTTATTTCAGAATCAGAGTAACAAGAGAAGATGGAAGCAACAAAGAACTTATGCATGTTTTAATCACGAATCCTTCAATTAAAATTGCAAAGTAAATTCACAACAGTGCCTCTACTAACATAGAGGCACTTATTTTCAATCAAAATTTAAAAACAAGTAAATATGTCAAAAGAAAAAAAAGTGTACAACACAACTGATCTAAGTCCAGATACGGCTTTTGATCGCCACGTATTTCACAGAGATCAATTTGCTCATTATTTAAGATGGACTCATATTTTAAAAGAAGCAAAGATTGGTGAAAAAGTAGTAGATTTTGGATGCGGATCTGGAAATCTTGCTGAAGTCCTATATCGCAACAAATTCAAACAAGCGAGTTATGTTGGTCTAGATATACGAGAAAAAACTGTTGCAGCAGCTGCAGCTAAATTCTCTAAAGTAGAATGGATTGATTTTAAAGCTGCTGATTTATGTATGAACGATTTTCCATATCATGAATTGCAAGGTGACAAAGTTTGCTCATTTGAAGTGCTTGAGCATGTTGGTAAGCAAAATGCTAATATCTTCATGGAAAATTTTAAAGCATGTGGAAATGAAAATGCTTTATATTATATTTCAACACCTAACTTTGATCCTCAAGTTGGAGCTGCTGGAAATCACACTTATGATTCTGGCGACGGTAGAGGAGTTGCAGTACAAGAATTTTCACATGAAGAACTTCAAGAACTTTTTGAAGAACATTTTGAAGTTGTTCGCAAATTTGGAACATTTGCTTCAATTAGAGATTATAAGCCTTTAATGAATGATTGGCAAAAAGAAATGTTTCAAGCATTAAGCGCTTATTATGATTCAAATTTGTTATCAAATATGATGGCACCTTTATTTCCTGAAAATTCTCGCAATACTTTGTGGGTTTTGAAAAGAAAAGACGACGATTTATTTTAAACCAATTATTTTTAAATATGAAAATAGCAGTAATTAGAGATGTAAAAGTGCCGGTAAGAGGCACTGACAAATCAGCTGGAATTGATTTTTTCGTTCCAAATGATTATAAAGGTAAAACTGAACTGACTCCAGGTGAAAGTGTTTTAATTCCATCAGGGATCAGAGCAAATGTACCAGCTGGATTTATGTTGACAGCATTCAACAAATCTGGAGTTGCAACCAAAAAATCATTGATTGTTGGTGCAGCAGTTGTTGACGAAGACTATCAAGGTGAAATCCATATTCACTTATTGAATGCTGGTGAAGATGTTGCAACATTTGAAGCTGGAGACAAAGTTGTCCAATTCATATTAGTTCCTGTGAGTTATGCAAATGTTGAAGTTGTTGACAACACAGTTTTGTTTGCTGAAGCTTCTCAACGTGGAGAAGGTGGATTTGGATCAACTGGAACAAAATAAGCTATGAATTTAAACTTCAAAAATGCTGATCAAGCATTTGCTTTTATGTATGATCATATAAATACAATAGGCTCTGAGTGTGGTAACGGCACTCGGAGAATGTTGAATATTGGATTCTATATTCTTGAGCCATCTGACAATCTTATTTCAACTGGCTTTAGAAATTGGAATAAAAAATATGCTGATCGAGAATTGGAATGGTATTTGTCCGAAAACCGAAGTGTTGAAGAACTTAAAAAGTTTGCACCTATTTGGGACACCATGCACAACGGTGACAATATTGTCAACAGTAATTACGGATTTGCTTGGAATGAAAATAGCCAACTTGAAAAAGTAGTTGAACAGTTAAAGCAAAATACAAACAACCGCCAAGCTTGGATCACTATATTCGATGGTAAAAGAAAAGATCAATACCAGAATGACACTCCGTGCACTCTAAACATAGGATTTATTGTTGATCAAGGAAAGTTATGCATGATGGTTTTGATGCGCTCTAATGATCTGTGGTATGGTTTTTGCAATGATCAATATTGCTTTTCATACCTTCAAAAGCAGGTTGCTGAAAAATTAGAACTTGAAATCGGCTGGTATTATCATTATGCTGCTGATCTTCATATTTACGAGAAACACTATAATCTAAATAAGTAGTTATGAAAACACAAGAAGAAATATATTTGGATCTTAAAAAGGTAGCGGAAGACGAAGAACAAAACGTGTCAGCTAAAAATAAAAGATTAACTGCTGAAGGTAGAAAATATTTTTTATTTCCGCAATTGAAATTAGCTGGATTCGATACTTTTGAAAAAGTAGTCGTTGAATATGAAAAGATTGCTAATAAGCAATCAACTTGTTCAAAGTCAATTAGAGAATCTATTGTAACACTTTGCCAATATATTCTTCAAGAATTTGACAATCAAAAAGTGGAAGAAGGTAAACCTAAAAGAAAATATACTAAAAAGAAAACTTCTGGGATGGAGTCATAAAACCCAAAAATAATCGATCATGGAAAAGCAATTAACTATTGGAGAAAAAAGAGTTCGAACGGAGTTCAATCCATCTGGAGTTGGAAATGTTAACTTCATTAAAGAAAATTCCGCAAAACTTATTAATGTTTGCGAAGACTTAAAGCCAAAAGAAGGTGAAAAAGTAGAACCTGAAAAGCTTAGACTAGTAGCCTTAGCTCAGACAGCTTATGAAGAAGCAGCGATGTGGGCAGTAAAAGCTGCAACATTTGAATAAAATTTTTTAAATTGTAATTATTTAAAAGCCAGCAACTTAGCTGGCTTTTTTATTTTAAATGAAAATTATTTTTAAAAAATATTGAAAATAATTTTTTAGTTTAAGAAACAGTTGTATATTAGCAAAACAATTAACAAGCAAAATTTAATTATTATGAAAACAAAAATTGAAATAAAAAGTGTTCTTGGAAAATTATTATTTGAGTACGAATCTGAAGGCAACACTTTAGTTAAGACTATTCGCGGAGCAAACTTGCGCGGAGCAGACTTGTACGGAGCAAACTTGCACGGAGCAAACTTGCGCGGAGCAAACTTGCGCGGAGCAAACTTGCGCGGAGCAAACTTGCGCGGAGCAGACTTGTACGGAGCA